AGTGCGGTAGCCAGCCAACCATCACTGCACCATCAACATGGACACCAAATGCATCTGGTACGACGTACGAGCTTGACACGGCAACCGCAAAGACGATCGTCGCCAGTTTCTCGTCCGGTCTTCCACTCGAGACAGTCAGTGGGGGTGTACTCACGACCGGATTTACCCTATCCTCAAACACCCAGACGACGGCGACGTTCAGTATCGCACAGTATGCAGACTTTGCCGGAACGTTTACTCTCAGTATAGGATCGTCGATTAGTGGTACAAACTACATTACTCGGAACTTTGCGGTCGGTGCTTCGGCCAAGCCGGTACTTGGGGGTGCATCCCTGACGGGAATCCTCGATACCACATCAGCCCGAACCATCACGGTGACCGCATCATCGACTCCCGACTCAAAAATTACGAGCTGGAGTATTAGTCCGGGACTGCCCTCGGGTGTTTCAGGCTCGGGTGCGACCGGTCAAACGTCGCCGTCCGGGCGCGTGTACACGATCTCGATCCCGGCAAACACGGGATTCGCCTCGGCGAGCTATACGGTGAAAGCATTCACGGGTGTTACGGTAAACCAGACGTCGACGACGTTCAGTTTCGGTGGAAATGTCAAGCCGGTCGTCAACGGGATCGGAAGCACTGCAAAGGTGGACACGACGAATGCGGTGTCGTACGCAACGGCGTCCCTGTCAACCAACACGACGGGGTACACATGGTCCATTTCACCGGACAATGTCGGTGTTTCGATCAACGGAGGAAGTGGCCTCATTACCGTGGCACAGGGGTCGAAATTCGGAACCACGACGTTTACGGTCACGGCGACACAGCCGGATGTTGGGTCAGGAAATACAACCTTCAGTTTCGCGTGTAACGTCCTACCAGTCGTCGACAACCAGACATACACCCTCAACACGGGCACGACGGCTCAATCGTTCTATGGATACAACTCTGGTTCCGGAACGGGTATTTCATGGTCGTACTCGGCACTTCCGGCGTTCGTGACGTTCGTGTCGCAGAGCGACGCACAAATTCGGTTTTCGGTCGCACAGGGTAAGACCGTTTCCGCCAACATCACGGTGACCGCAACGAACAACGGAGGGACGGACTCGGGTACGCTGACCGTGACTGCCGCACCGCCTCCACCGCCTCCACCGTACGTTCCGCCGTACACTCCGCCGTACGGCGGTATTGGTCGGTAATTTTTCTAACTAAAGGTAATGCAAATCTGGAAGTGGTTATTGGTTATCGCTTTGCTCTTCCTCATCACATACAATCCGGGCACGCGTACTATGGCGAAATATTTTGATGACTATAGTGTAGAGACGGAGAATGTCTACATCTCCGCAAAACCCTCGCGAGAGGCACAAAGCAATAGCGGTCCCAGTGACGATGATTAACGATCGACCGCACATGCTCATCGTACATGATCGGCGGTACAAGGAATGGACTTTTGTCACAGGCGGGTGTCGACGTCGCGAGGTGTATAACCCGCTCCGGTGTGCCATCCGAGAACTTCACGAAGAGACCAGGGGGACCATCGATGTCAAGAGCGGCTCATACACACACTTTCGATTCACGACCAACTACAAGGGTCCAGGGGACACCGAGGCGGATGCCGACACGGTCAGTGTCTACCACGTGTACATCCTCGACCTGCCCATGACAGCCATCGAACAAAAGTACACCATCCAGCGATTCAACGAAGAGAAGATGAAGATGGAGACGTCACAGGTTCCATTCAAGAAGAACCACGACGAGAATACTGCGATGATATGGGACACGCTCGAGGGTATTGCAGCTCGCAAGGATTTGTGGATCCTCATCCGTGAATGTATTCTCAACAACCCCGACTTTCCCAAGGCGCTCCACGCGTCACAAAAAACACCATTTTATCTTCGTTCATAGACAGGACATGACGAAACCCAAAAAGGCTTTTGCTGAGATGCTCGTGGCAGCACGAGGATCCGGTGACGTCGATGATATCTGCGAGCACATGAGCCTCATGGATATCATATACGAACTGAAACGGCTCGAAAAGGAAGAGGAGCCCGAGACTCCCGTCAAGGAGCCCGAGCCTGAAACGCTTCCCCCAGCACCCGAGCCTGAGCCCGTACCGCCACCTCCTATGCCGTGTCCAGGTCCCCCGCCTAAGAAAGTGTTTCGTCCGAGCTTTTGGAGTCGGCTCGCGAATGAGGAGGACGACGATGAGTAATTTCTCGTACACTTGTAAATGGCAAAGGTCAAGAAGTGGCACATCGCGTCAGCCGTCGCAGTGATTGCCATTATAGTTTTGATCATCGTACTCGTGAGTCGTCGTGGATCGCGTCTCGATGCCCCCAATATGCCACAGTGCCCGGCGATTCCACTCGGTGACCCCATGACGTCGTACACGCAGAGCAGCAACTGTACCGTCATGTGTATGACGAGCGACTCAAATGCGTCCGTCTCTCAGGACGCGTCGGGTGCGTGTCGCTCGGGATGCGTACCCGGGTACGTCAAGTCACTGACGACCGGACTGTGTACCGTGTCTGTGCAGGCGTCGCAGTCGACCGTCGACAATCTCAAGCTCCAGCTCATGAACATCACTGACCCGAAAATGAAGTCACAGTTGTCAGATCAGATTACGATGCTCCAGCGTCGGATCGATTCCCTGAAAACTACTCCGCCCATGCCCCCGAAAACTTCTCCGCCCATGCCCCCGAAAACTTCTCAGCCTATGACAACATGAAGGATGCAGTGAAGCTCGCCGCCGGTCTTGTCGTTCTCTACGTCGCTCTCACCTGGTCATACTCGGGCTATACACCCCAGTCCAAGATGGAGGACAGTGTCGCCGATCGGTCCCTCAATCGTCCGTATGCACGCCCTTAGAAGAATCGTACGCTAAAGCAACAAGATGGCGACTGTGATTACAAAACCGCCTCGTTTTACTCCGGCCCGAACCAGTTACGGCAATCGCAAGTTGTTTACCCTCCATTCAAATCCCAATGATGTGTTCGGATGGCGTCTCGACGATCAACGTGTCAAAACGGCGACGGTTGCATTTCGACGCAAGGGGGATGCGACGCTCATGGCGTATATGATCGAGCGACATGTCAAACAGGAGAACAGATGGCCGGATGTTCTCGTGGTGGACAATGCATTCAGTATTTTTGGTGGGAACATCAATCCCATGCATGAAAATAGCCTGATTGAGGTACGCTCATGGACAATGGACTCACTCCAGGTATTTTGCGTCGATGCATACCTCGATCTCATCGTGCTCCATGAGCTTGAAGAGTCTCGCCACAAGTACAGAATGTCTGGTGAAGTTATCAAGCTGGGCATACCGAATGAGCTCTATGCGCTCAAGATTGCCGAGCTCTACGCCCGCCCGAGCTTTGTGAAGGAGCCCGGGCTCGACGAAGAGTAATTACTCCTCGGCGACGGGTGTCATGGGAATGTACGCCTTGCCGGTCAGAACCGCCTTGGAATACGCCATCGCAACCACAAAGTGAATGTGAGGCCAATCGAGTGCTTCAATCTCATTCACCTTGACCTTCATGGGATTGGCCTGGATCTCCTTGACGAGCTGTTGATGCTTGTCGGGGGTACCCAACGTCTCTGCCATGATCGTCATCTTCTGGAGCCACGTCACGTGAGCCTTATCGGTGGGAACAAACGCCTTGATGAACTTTGCAGTAATAGTCTCGGCCATTTTGAAGACAAGCCATCGCAGACTTTAAGTCATGTCGTTCTTGACCATACGCTTGACGAGCTCCGGAAAGGCGCACGTGGGCGTCCACCCAGATGCCGTACGAAACGCGGTCGAGTCGCCGATGAGCAAATCAACCTCGGCCGGACGGTAAAATGCCGGATCGACGATGACCATGGGCTCGCCCGTGAGAATGTTTCGACCAATCTCCTTCTCGGCCGCACCCTCCCACTCGATGGCAATGCCGAGACACTTGAACGCCTCCTCGATAAACTCACGAACAGAGTGCGTCTCGCCACTCGATACCACGTAGTCGACAGGCTCGGTCTGCTGAAGCATGCGCCACATCGCCTCGACATAGTCACGCGCGTGTCCCCAATCGCGCTTTGCATCCAGGTTCCCAAGCCGGATCGGAAACTTGTGTCCCCCGATCGCCTTGGTAATCTTACGCGTCACAAACTCCTCGCCGCGTCGCTCAGACTCGTGGTTGAAGAGGATGCCGGTACACGCAAACATGCCGTACGCCTCGCGGTAGTTTTTCGTGATCCAGTAGGCGTACACCTTGGACACGCCGTACGGGCTCCGGGGCCAAAACGGCGTCGTCTCCGTCTGTGGGGTCTCCTGAACCTTGCCAAACATCTCGGACGTCCCCGCCTGGTAGAATCGGAACCGAGGGTCGTTCGTCTGCCGGATCGCCTCGAGCCAACGGAGCGTCCCGAGCGAGTTGACATTTGCGGACCACTCGGGCTGATCGAACGACACCTTGACGTGAGACTGTGCCGCCAGGTTGTACACCTCGATGCGATCCCACAGTTTCATGTCCGAAATCTCCTTGATGAGCATCGAGATGCGCATCGAATCAGTCATGTCCCCCTTGACGAGTCGAAAGTTTGGGTGCGTCAACACCTCTTTGCACAGGCGCTCCATCTTGGCCTCGCTCGAGTAACGTGCAAATCCATACACGACATAGCCCTTCTCGAGCAGGAGCTCGGCGAGGTATGAACCATCCTGACCTGCGACTCCAGTGACAATAGCCGCAAACATCTTTCTTAAAGGGTCTTCAACCCTTTAACACCTTCGAGGAGCGCAGACACCCGCTCTTCCGTCTGTTCCATAGTCTCCTCCTCTTCAATGTACGGAAGATATGCAGGGATGACGGGGAATTGGGCCATCATGATCGGAAGTTGAGTCAGGATCACCGAAAGAACGTACAGAAACCGAAGCTTTTGCATGAATGTCAACTTGGGTATGCGGTACACGTC